TCATGTGCTGGATCGCCGTGGATGAGACAGGAACCATGTGGGTTTATCGTGAATGGCCAGGAGTTGACGTAGGTGACTGGGCGGAATGGAGAAACGGCAAGTGGATGCCTGGAGAGGGAGCCAAGGGGCAAGGATACGGCATCCGCGACTATGTTGATCTTATCGAGGAAGTAGAGGGCGATGAAGAGATTTTTGAGAGGTTAATTGACCCTAGACTTGGAGCTGCGAAGTATCAGGTGCAGGATGGTTCATCTTCGATTATCGAGGATTTGAATGACGCCGGCATGGTTTGCATTCCTGCTCCTGGGCTTGATATTGACGATGGGCTGCAAGCATTGATCGGGAAAATGGCATGGGATACAACTAAGCCGTTGGATTCTGTCAATAGACCGCATTTCTATATTAGTTCTGACTGTGAGAACATTATCCAAGGGTTATCAGAATATACTGGTGATGGAGGGCTGAAGGAGGCTTGGAAGGATGTTATTGATGTTTTACGCTATGCAGCAATCTCTGGGATAGATCACGTTGACAATTCCGTCAGTTTAGTTACAACTCAGGGAGGCGGAGGCTACTAAGATGAACGCAAAAAAAGAACCAAAGAAACGAGGACGTCCAGCAAAGGTTGTCGAAGAAGTTATTCCAGAGATTTCGGAAGCTCCATTAAGAGCAATGATTTTAGGCACTTGCAACAACCCTACATGGGTGAAGGGGCGAATTGATGGATTTAGTGTTAATGTCAAAGTTCCAGCCCAAATCTCAAGACGCTTGATTGGAAAGGAAGTTGATGTTATCCTAGTCAATTCCGACCTTGGAGATTACTACCAATATACAGCATGAATGATATTCAACAAATAGAAGATGAGTCCCTTATCTATGTGGATAAGAAACCTGATATTGGTGCGCTTACAAATGCCTATGACACCTGTTTAGTTGATTTAGACTATTACTTTGAGTCCTGCTTGCGTTCTTACAATGACCGCAGAAACATTTGGGATGGTAAATCCGATGACCTTCGTAAAAACGGGGCGAATCCTTTCCCGTGGCAGGGTGCTTCTGACCAAGAAGTAAACGTAGTTGGCGAGCGTATTGATATGTATGTGTCCTTGTTTGACCAAGCATTGTCACGTTCGCATATTAAAGCGTTTCCAACATCGATGGCAGCAATGCCTAAAGCTGCAGTTGTCTCAGGCTTTCTTAAATGGATGCGTTCTTCCTATATCCCAGACTTTAAACGCCAGATGGAGCTTGGTGGTAACTACCTGATGGAGAAGGGGATTATGGTTTCCTACGTTGGTTGGAATCGTGAGAAGCGTTCTTATCTTCAGAGTATTAGCCTTCAGCAAATTGCCGAATTATCCCCTGACCTTGTGGAGCTTATCCTCAGTGGGCAAGATGACCAAATCTTGATTGATTTGATGCAGGAATCTTTCCCAGAGCTTTCGACTAAGAGAGCCAAGAAGGCAATTAAAGACCTTCGTAAGACCGGCACAGCGGAAATCCCATTTCCTCGTCAAACAGTTGACTGCCCAGTTGTCTATGCTTGCGCTCCCGATGGCGAAGTAATGTTCCCATCTTATATCTCCGATCCTCAACGCGCACCGTATATGTTCTGGAGAACATTCCTCACGGCTCAAGAGCTAGAGAAGAAGGTAGCAAACGAAGGTTGGGACAGGGAATGGGTGAACAACGCCATTGAAACGCTGCGTGGCAAAGATTCTATGTATCTCGATGGCGAGAAGGTTAAGACCCAGACTCGCTTACCAATCACCGATGACAATGACCTTGTGATGATTGTCTATGCTTATCAGCGTTTAATCGATGAAGAAGATGGTTCTGAGGGTATTTACTGCACAGTATTCCACCCGCAAACAGAAGGCTTTGCCAAGCATGAGCTATTGAACGGATATGATGATTATCCATTCGTTGTTACCCGCCTTGCCAATGACCAGAAAAGGATGTATGAGGTTCAGACTTTTTCGGATATTCTCCGTGGCCCACAGATACAAATTAAGACAGAGCGTGACAGCCGGATTGATCGCGCGTCTCTTGCTACTCTACCTCCTATTATGCACCCTGCTGGACGTCCTCCTTCTGATTGGGGGCCAGGTCGCAGAGTCCCGTATCGGCGTTTGGGTGAAATTGCGTTTGGACCAATTCCTCCGAGGGATGATGGTTCTGTTGAAAGTGAGCTTTCGATGAGTGCTCAAGCTGATCGGGCTATTGGTTTGGATCTTACAAATCCCCTTTCGTCCGCGCGTCAACAATACTACATCGGAAAGTTCCTAGATCATGTAAAGGATGTTCTTGCGATGGCATGGAAATTGTATCAGAGAATGGGGCCAGATGAGGTTTTCTTCCAAGTAACTGGTAATCCAAACCCACAAGTGATGACCAAGGGTAGCCCAGATGAGAACTTTTCGATTGTGGTTTCCTTTGATTCATTATCGAATGATCCTGAAACATCAGAGACGCAGTTGAAGAACATGGTTCAGTTGGTTCAGTTGGATCGTAATGGCATCATGGATGTAAACAAGCTTCTTGAGTTTGCTGCATCTTCGATCAATCCTATCTTTGCTGACTACGTTCTCCAACCAGTTGAAGAGGCGCAGCAGAAAGTTCAGAAGAACGTCACCGATGACCTTGCTAAAATCTTTGCTGGTATCGAAGTACCCGCTCAACCGAATGGAGCGCAGATTGCTATGCAGATGGTTCAGGCATACGTCCAGCAGCCCGATGTTGCGGCTAGAGCGCAGTCTGACGAGGCTTTTGCAGGTCGCTTGCAGAAATACATGGGACAGTATCAGTTCCAGCTACAACAGGCTCAGAACGCTGAGATTGGTCGAATCGGAACAGCTCCAGCCGAAATGGGAGGGATGACAACCCAAGGAATGGAACAATAAAAAATGAACACACTCTCAGATGACATGTTCCGATGCAATGGCGTAGGGTTTGATGAAGATGGCGAGTGGGACTGGCGTGAAGGTTGCGAGACTTGCTTGCGTAGAACTGCTCCAAAGCCTGAATACTATTCTTTGATTGACCCTCCGCCTATTATTGCATTTGAATGCGAATATCTAATTGAACCATAATGCAAAAGCGATTCACAAAAGTAGTCACGAATCCAGCAACGGGACGCAAGAGAACCGTGAAGTTTGGGCAAGCCGGTAAGGCAGCAGATGGCGGTGATCGGATTCGTCCAGGCACGGCTAAAGGCGACGCATATTGTGCTAGGTCAAATGCCATCAAAGGAGACTGGCGCAGTGATAAAAACTCACCAAATAACCTGTCACGCCGCAAATGGAAGTGCCGTGGAAACAAATCAATAAAATAACATGACACCATTACCTAAACCAACCATCCAGCAAGCAGTTGACGCTCTATCCGACCGTGACGAGTTCAAAGCAATCATCCAGTTCATCCAAGACGAGCGCGAGAGATTCTTTGCTGATCTTCGCCAGTGCGTAGATACCCACGAAGTAATGAAGATTGTTGGCAGCGTGTCAACATTGGATGAGCTTCTATCTTTGTTGAAAAAAGAAGGTTGACATTTCAACACTCTTTGCTTTTATTGCTTTGCCGTTTTGTTTTTCGGCGTGTTTGTGTGTTCAGAGAGCCGTAGGGGTAAATCCTCTACGGTTCTTCTGTTTTGCGCCTTAATGCATCAAGCCTTCTTGCTGTGATTTGAATAACTTCATCTAATCGTTTAATCTCATCAAGAAGTTCTTTCTTTGTCATTTTACTAAGTTGCTTGTGTCCTTCTTTTTGTGGTCTTAAATCATTCATAATTTTAAATGGTTTTTCCTCTACGGCTCTTCTGTTTGAACAGGTCGATACACTGAACGCAAGCGTCAGTGATCTTGGCTGTTCTCCCAAGAAATTGCCATTGCGTCAGCAATCCCCTGGTAGGTGGTTGATCTTAGTTTCCAGCGGTCTTTGCTGGGCGGTAGATAGTGAAGGCGTTGCCTCTCGTTGTTTGGTAGATTCATCATCTCGGCTTTTACATTGTTGGTGGGTTGCAGTAGTGGGAGGTTTTTGAGCCATAGGCAGGTTGCCTTTTGCTCCATGTGGCCGAACATCCACGGCTGGATAACTTGGCTTTGCCGGGCCCCTCCGATTCTCTCCTTCGCATATT